GTTCAAGCGCGAGATCCGCGTCGGTGAGGCGCCGCGATGATGGATTGTTTCGAGGGCGCGGTGCGCCTGTTCTGGACCGGCGTCGCGGTCGGCGTGCTCGCCGTGTTCGTGTCGTTCCTGATCGCGGTGCTCGTGGGCAAGTTCGTCGATCAGGGCATGAACGGCGGGGGTCCGAAGTGATCCGGATCACCATCCTCGGCGAGCCCTACTCGAAATCGAATACGTCGCAGGTCGTGATGATCGGCGACCGCTACTCGATCGGGAAATCGAAGGAAGCGAAAGCGTACATCCGCATGGCGCTTCCGCAGATCCCGCCGGCCGCGCGCCTGCGCCTCGAGGTACCGCTGCGCATGACGCTGCGGATCTACTACGCGAACGCCCGGCGCGATCTCGACGAGTCGCAGATCCTCGATCTGTTGCAGGACCAGTGGAAGCGCGACCGGCACTCGAGCGAGCGCGTGCTCGTGCAGGCGGGCGTGTACCGCAACGATCGGCAGGTCGTCGAGCGCCACGCCTACCGCCTGATCGACGCCCGCAACCCGCGCGCCGAGATCGAGATCGAGCCGCTCGAGGCGGTGCAGGCGTCGCTCATGGGGGACGTGTGATGCGCGTTCTCGTTGCATGCGAGTACAGCGGCACCGTGCGCGACGCGTTTCGCGAGCTCGGGCACGACGCGCTGTCGTGCGACCTGCTGCCGACCGAGCGACCCGGGCCGCACCATCAGGGCGACGTGCGCGATCTGCTGCACGAAGGATGGGATCTGATGGTCGCGCACCCGCCGTGCACCTACCTGTCGGCGAGCGGGTTGCACTGGAACACCCGCACGCCTGGCCGGGCCGCGCTCACCGAGGAGGCCCTCGAGTTCGTGCGCCTGCTGCTCGAGGCGCCGATTCCGCGCGTCGCTCTCGAGAACCCGGTCGGCTGCATCAGCACGCGGATCCGCCCGCCCGATCAGACCGTGCAACCCTGGCAGTTCGGCCACGACGCGAGCAAGGCGACGTGTCTGTGGTTGCGCAACCTGCCGACGCTGCGCCCGACGAAGTTCGTCGAGCCGCGCCTCGTGTGCTGCGGCCTCGAGGTGCCCGAGGGTTCGGGGGTGTACGGATGCATGCACTGCTGCGGCGAGAAGAAGGCGCGCCCCCGGTGGGGCAACCAGACCGATAGCGGGCAGAACCGGCTGTCGCCGAGCCCGGACCGATGGAAGATCCGCAGCGCCACCTACACCGGGATCGCCGCCGCGATGGCGCTGCAGTGGGGCGGCATGCTGGCGGCCGCAGCATGAAACCGCACATCCGCTACAGCCGGAGTACCGCGCACTGGGTATGCGAAGGGAACTGCCGCCTCGCGTTCGCCACGTCGCCGAGCGCGGCGTTCCGGGAATGGGTGTTCCTCGAGACCTGGGCGCGCTATGGCGGCGTGCCGATCGAGAAGGTCTCGGAGCACGTGCCCGCCATGTGGCGCCGGCTCGAGGCGACCGGATGGCGGTGCGATCAGCCGATCGAGCTCGAGCAACGGTTGCGCGCCGGCCGCGCCGCCTCGCTGCTCGCGCAGTCGTTGCGCGCCCTCGACATTGCGATGCGATGAAACCGCGCCTCACGTTCTCGCGCGGGCAGTGGTGGTGCTGCGATCCGATCGACACGCGCCCGCCCGACTGGTGCGCCGGATGGGGCAGCACGCCGGCGAGCGCCTATGCACGGTGGCACGAGCGCAAGCACGGGATCGGCGCCCTCATGCGGCAGTGGCAGGCCGAGCGCGACGCGAAGCGCGAGCGCGACCGGATCAAGGCCGGGCACCCGCCGAGCCCCGACTACGCGCGCAACGCCGCGGCCGAGCCGGCGCCCGCTGCCCGCGAGGGCCTGCTCAACCTGGCGCAGATGCGCGTATGGCTCGAGTCCCCGCCGGTGATCCTGCACCCGGCCCCGGTCGCCTTCGGCGACAAGCCGGCGCCCCCGGGCTCGCTCGTGCGCATCGCGTTCGATCCGCCGGCGCGGACGTGGTTCGCCCGCCTGGCCGAGTTCCTCCGGAGCTCCCCGCGATGAGCCGCGCCGGCGGACCCGAGATCCTCGAGGGGCGCGTCAACTGGCGCACCCTGATCGACGACCTGATCTCGCGCGGATGGGATCTCGACGAGATCGCCGAGTCGTGCCTCGTCACCCGCCCCGCGGTGCTCGGGTGGCACCTGTACGACCGCGAGCCGAAGCACGCCCGCGGTGAGCGCCTCGTCGCCCTTTGGATGGCGCAGACCGGCCGGAAACGCGAAAGCCTGCCGATTCTCCGGCGATCGACCGAATAACTCGTTTACCCCGGATCGGGGCATGGTCTCGCCCCATGCGCCCGCTCACCGACCGTCAATCCCTGTTCGTTCGCGAGTACCTCGTCGATCTGAACGCGACGAAGGCGGCCGAGCGTGCGGGCTACTCGCCTCGGTCGGCATCCCGGCAGGCGGTCGACCTGCTCAGGAAACCCCAAGTCGCTGCCGCGGTGCAGCACGAGATGGACAAGCGCGGCCGTCGGACCGCGATCACCGCCGACAAGGTGCTCGCCGAGATCGCCAAGCTCGGGTTCTCCGACGTGCGCGGCATGTTCGACGAGCAGGGCCGGCTGCGCGCGATCAAGGATCTGCCCGACGACCTGGCGGCCGCGATCGCCTCGTTCGAGGTCGTGTCGCAACGGGTGCCGGGCTCGGATCCGGTCGAGATCGAGCACGTCGCCAAGGTCAAGCTTTGGGACAAGCGCGGTTCCCTTGAACTGCTCGGCAAGCATCTGAAGCTGTTCACCGAGCGCATTGAGGTCGAGGCGACGTCGCGGGTCTACGTGCTGCCGCCCGAGCCGCAGCGGGGGGCCGGCGATGCGTGAGCAGACGATCGCTTTCAAGTTCCCCGGGCCGGTGGCGCGGCGCTACTACTACGACGATTCGTTCGTGACCGGGATCCGCGGGCCCGTGGGCTCGGCGAAGTCGACGACGAGCGTGTTCAAGCTGCTGCGCAACGCGACGCGGCAGGCGAAGGCGGCCGACGGTCTGCGGCATCGCCGCACCGCGATCATCCGGAACACCTATCCGGAGCTCCGCACGACCACAATCAAGACGTGGCACCAATGGTTCCCGACCACGCTCGGCCGATGGGTGGCCGAGGGTCCGCCGACGCATCAGATCCGACTCGGCGATATCGAGTGGGAGGTGCTGTTCGTCGCGCTCGACAAGCCGCAGGACGTCGCGAAACTGCTCTCGATGGAGCTCTCCGACGCCTGGATCAACGAGGCGCGCGAGGTGCCGAAGGCGATCCTCGACGGGCTCACCGGCCGCGTGTCGCGATACCCGGCGGTGCGCGATGGCGGGTGCACCTGCCCGCAGATCCTCATGGACACGAACCCGCCCGACTCGGATCACTGGTGGTACACGCTGGCCGAGGAAGACACGCCCGAGGGGTTCTCGTTCTACGCGCAGCCTTCCGGCCTGGCCGCCGACGCCGAGAACCTCGAGAACCTCGATCCGGCGTACTACACGCGGCAGATCGCGGGTAAGTCCGAGGAATGGGTCAAGGTCTACGTGCGCGGGCAATACGGCTATGTGGCCGAGGGGAAGGCGGTCTATCCCGAGTACAACGACGCGTTGCACTGCCGCGAGTTCACGCTCAAGAAGGCGGGCGGTCTGTACATCGGTCTCGACTTCGGTCTCACGCCGGCCGCCACGATCGCGCAGCGCACGCCGATGGGCGCTTGGCGGATCGACCGTGAGGTGATCGCCGAGCGAATGGGCGCGATCAACTTCGCCGCCGAGCTCGTGCGCGTGCTCAACGAGCACTACGAAGGATGGGAGATCCACGAGATCACCGGCGACCCGGCGGGCAATCAGGGGCAGGCCGGCGACGAGGAAGAACGGACGATCTTTCAACTGCTCGCGGCGAACGGCGTGATCGCGCGGCCGGCCTCGAGCAACGAGTTCTCGCTGCGCCGCGAGGCGGTGGCGAACATGCTCGGCAAGCTCGTCGACGGCGATCCCGCCTTCCTGCTGCACCCGCGATGCAAGGTGCTGCGCAAGGCGATGGGCGGGAAGTATCAGTTCAAGCGCGTGCAGGTCTCGGGCGACGCCCGGTATCAGGACAAGCCCGACAAGAACGAGTTCAGCCACGTTGCCGAGGCGCTGCAATACCTGATGCTCGGCGCCGGCGAGGGGAAGGCGCTCGTTCGGCGCACAGACAAGCCGGCGCGCCCGGCAGCGGCGAACCATGCCCACGGCCACGTCGGTCACGGTCTCGGATGGATGCGATAGCGATGCTCACTGCCGAACGACTGCCAGCGGTGCTCGCCTACGACCCCGAGACCGGCGCGTTCCGCGCGCTCGGCCGCCGCCGCGCCGCCGCCGATGGCGAGGTCGGGACCGTCACGCGCGGCCGGCGCGTGGTCTTCGTCGACGGCAAGGGCTACCGGGCGCACCGCCTCGCATGGCTCTACGTGCACGGCGCGTGGCCGGCCGGTGACGTCGACCACATTGACGGCAACCCGTTGAACAACGCGCTCGCCAACCTGCGCGACGTCAGTCGAACCGTGAACATGCAGAACCTCAAGCGGGCGCGCTCAGACAGTCGATCCGGACTCATGGGCGCGAGCAAGTGCCGCGGGCGCTGGCAAGCGCAGATCGTCGTTCACGGCAAGCGCCTGCACTTGGGCATGTTCGCGACCGCAGAGGCCGCGAGCGCCGCCTACCTCGCGGCGAAGCGCCGCATGCACGAGGGAAACACCCTATGAGAGCAGGCGAACGAACCCTCGGGCCGTCGTCGTTGCGCGTGAGCGTGCCGATGAGCGTGCCGCCCCACATGCGCCCGCACCTGCGCGAGATTACGCACGTGCAGACCGATCTCGACATGCGCAACAAGGGGCACGCGACGCTGCTGCTGCTCGGCGTGTGCGTCGAGGCCGACCGCGACGGGACGACGCTCATGCTTGCGCCGGCACCGGAAGGCGAGGGCGGTCTCGACGCCGACGCCCTGGCGCAGTGGTACTCCCGCCGGTTCGGGTTCTGGCCGCTGCAGCACGAGCCGGCGCTCGTGATGATCCGCCTACCTGGCGAGGTGCAGCCGACCGGCCGCCTCACGCCGACGCCCGTCGCGCAGGGCATCGCGAAGTTGAGCGAAGGGGGCACGCGTGGCTGATCAGACGCCGAACGCCGATCTCTCGATCGTCGAGCTCGCCCGAAAGCGGTTCGAGCGCGCGAAGTCGTTCTACGGGCCGGCGCGCACCCTGGCGGTGGCCGACACGCAGTTCGCGATGGGCGACTCGGACAACGGGTATCAGTGGCCCGCCGACATGAAACGGCAGCGCGAGCTCTCGCAGAAGGTGTGCCTCACGGTGAACGTGACCGCGCAGCACTGCAATCAGATCATCAACAACATCCGGCAGAACCGCCCCGGATGCCGCGTGACGCCGGTCGACAGTGGCGCGGACAAGAAGACCGCCGAGATGCTCGCCGGGCTATGGCGCAACATCCGCACCGCGAGCGCGGCCGACGACGCGACCGACAACGCGGCCGAACACGCGATCTACGGCGGCGAAGGGTACTGGCGCGTCGTCACCGAGTACGAATCCGAGCGATCGTTCACGCAGGTGATCCGGATCAAGCAGGTCCGGAACCCGCAACTCGTCTTCATTGACCCCGACGCGACCGAGCTCGATCGCTCCGATGCGAAGTGGGGGTTCGTGTTCGAGGACGTGAACAAGGACGAGGCCGCCCGGGACTACCCCGGGATCGACATGGCGTCGTGGTCCGATGAGGTCAAGAAGACCGGATGGATCGACGGCGATCAGGTGCGCATCGCCGAATACTTCTGGTGCGACCGCGAGAAGTCGACCGCCTACCTGATGCCAGACGGCTCGGTGGTGCTCGAGAGCGACGGCAAGCCCACGAAGGGGCACGTCGACAAGCGCGAGGTCATGGTGCCGCGGTGGTACTGGTGCAAGCTCGTGGGCGGCCACGATCAGCCGGTACAGAAGCGCGATTGGCCTGGCCGCTACCTGCCGATCATCACGTGCGTGGGCAAAGAGCTCGACGTCGACGGCGAGGTGATCCGCAAGGGCATCGTGCGCGATCTCAAGGATCCGGCGCGCATGGTGAACTACTCGTTCAGCGAGACCATCCAGACCGTCGCGCTGCAGAATAAGGCGCCCTATCTCGCGTCGGCCGAGTCGATCTCGGGGCACGAAAGCGAATGGGCGAAGGCGAACACCGAGAACCTTGCCTATCTGCCGTTCAACGCGTACGACGACGACGGCAACCCGCTCCCGCAGCCGCAGCGCCAGATGCCGCCGATGATGGCCGAGGCGCAGGTCAAGACGCTCGCGCTGTCGGTCGAGCAGATGCGCGCCGCGTCGGGGCAGCAGGCGGCGAACTTCGGCATCAAGTCCGAGGCGCAGTCGGGCATCGGGATCCGCCGGCTGCAGGCGCAGAGCGAGGTCGCGACGTTCCACTTCCCCGACAACCTGCGCCGCGCGCTGCGCTATGAGGGCAAGGTCGTGATCGACCTGATCCAAAAGGTCTACGACACGAAGCGCGTTGTCCGGATCCTGGGTCTCGACAACAAGCCGATGCAGGCGACGCTCGATCCGCAGGCGGCCGGCTACACCGAGCAGCAGGGCGACGACGAGATCGAACGGATCTTCAATCCGACGGTCGGTCTGTACGACGTGGTTGTCGACACGGGCCCGAGTTATCAGACGCAGCGCGAGGAAGCGTTCGCGGCCCTCACCGAGCTCGCGGGCAAGGATCCGAACCTCATGGCGGTCGCCGGCGATCTGATCATGGGCGCGGGTGATTTCCCGATGGCCGATCAACTGGCGAAGCGCCTGGCGAAGACCATCCCGGCGAACCTGCGCGAAGGCGAGGATCTCACCGACGCCGAGCGCATGCAGGTGCAACTGCAGGAAACGATGCAGAAGCTCGCCCAAGCCGAAGCGGCCATGCAGCAGCAGGGGCAGATGCTCGATCAACTGCAGCGCGAGCGCGAGGCGAAGGCAATGGAGCTCGAATCGAAAGAGCGCATCGCCGCCGGCGAGCAGCAGGCCCGCGTCGAGCAGGCGCTCGCCGACCGCGACGTCGAGCTCGCCAAGATCGCGCAGCGCGAGCGCGAGCTCGAGGCCGAGCAGGAAGCCGAGCGGTACGAAGCGCAGACGCGCCGGCTGCAGGCCCGCGTGCAGGGCGTGCAGGCGACCGACGTGCGCCGCATCGTGCAGCAGATGCTCGGGGGCATGGCGGGCCCGGCAGGGGCCGCGCCGCGCTT